CGCCTGATAATCGGTATTAGTCACGTTTATTTGAGCTTGAAAAGTATTGACCTCAGCTAAGAAATTACCTTCTCCGTCATACAGCTCACCATCATACCCTCGGATAATGTGATTAGGCTGGAAAACACCTCCATCAAGTGCTTCTATCAATTCAGGCGGAGCGTTAACTCTAAAACTCCAACTCCTCTGCACCACATCACCAGGTGTAACATTCACGATGTCAATCGCACCATCAGGTACACAATCTCGGAATATATATCTGCCATCTGCCATATTCTTTCACCCCCTTTTATACTGGAGCAAATCTAAACTGGAATGTCAAGTACAGCTTCTCTGCACTATCGGTATCATCTACTTGTATGATAAACCATGCGCTATCGCCTTCTGGAGGGTTGGTCGGGTCTTCATAAATCTGACCAGCAATCAGTGCCCCTTCATTAATCATCTCATTTATTACCCCTTGCGCTGCTGCCATCAATGTAGCCCTACCATTAGCGTCATTGTTTATCTTCCCAATCAACAAGTCCCAAGTCGCACCAATTCTGTCAATCAGCGTGTCCCTTGTCCTTACTCTTCTTATCTTCCTCCAACCCATGTCAAGGTCAGCCGTCGGAGTTATAAACGTATTAATGCCTTGCTCAATCTGAACCTGCTTCTGCGAGTTCAACGTAAACACCAATGCTCCACTATTCAGCGCACTTTCTATATCGGTATTACTCAAAGCACCTACCAAACCTGTAGCTCCCTGTATTACCGCATGGGTAAGGCTCTCTGTTACATCAGCACTTGCAATCATCCCAGCTACTCGCCCTGTGGCTTCATAACCTTCTATCGCTGTTCCATCAGCGTAACTGAACCCATTCACCACAAACACAATCGCTGGGTCGTTAAAACTACGTGCTAATGTTAGTCTGGTGCTTAACTCTACATTTGTCTTTTGTCCTAACACTGCCATGACACGCTTACCAGCATTCCTTACACGGTCTATGTATGCCTGAATGGAAGTAAATAAAATGGAATCTTCACTATCAACTACGAGCACATTCCAATCAACCGCCTCAAGTGATGTAAGGGCTGTCAAATAATCATTTGCGGTAGTGGTAGGGTCAAGCCCACCTGTCATACCCGCATTGGCTACTGCGTTCAATGTTCCATTACCAGCCGCAATCTTCTCTGCAGTAACGTATTTATTCGCTTGTGAACTATTCAATGCTGAAACCAAAGCATCTGGCTCTGCTGTTCCTTTTGCAAATGGTACGGTAAACAACAACGTTGCTCCTTCATAAAGCAAGAACTCTCTTAAACTTGCATTTGTTAATGAATCCCTAATTGTTACCGTGAAATTATTACCCCTTGTGCCCGGATATTTTGCCGTAATATTAACCACATTCGCTGGAGTGGTAGCGGTATCGGTAAGCACAATAGTTGACGGTGCACCACCTGTACCTGCACGCACCACTTCAAGTTTACTACACCCACCTTTAAACGCCTCGGTAAGCATCGTCAAACTTTCACCTGATCCAAACACATCTCGTATCGCTTCATTTGTAGCTATAGTAATAGGTGTGTTAATCGGCCCCCAATTACTTTTTACTACCCCAGCCACAATCCCTTGCGGTAATGCGGGGACTACTGGCTGTCCTATGTTTTGCACTCGGACAAATACGCCCGGTCGTACTTTTTGTTCACCACTTGTGAACGTTACTCCTGCCATGCTCTACACCTCTTTTCGTAAAAATTCTGCAAGAAACTTACTTATCTCTTTTTTAGTAGCTTCTTCTTTACCAGCCATTTTCATTGCACCAATTATTGCTTCGGGCTTCACTCCAAATATGCCAGCATTCGCTACCAAATCATTAAGCGTATAAACATCTTCAGCCTCTTTTTCCTCGGGTTTTATTTTGGTGTCCTGCTCTTCTTCTATTACTTCTTTTTTTGCACTCAATCCGCCGAACCTCCTTCCCCTTCAGGGTTTAATATGGGTACTTTCACTGTAAATGACACCCCACCACTAACGGAAGCATTATTCAATACTTCCGCACTTACTTTACTACGCATGAGTCCCATTGTTCCACGTAACCTGATTTGTCCCACTGTTAACGGATCTGCATCCATTGTAGCTGATATCTCTTCCACGCACAACTCCGTAATATTATTAACACTTATTCGCATCGCATCTGTTAACGCTTCAACGACTTTCCTTATCCATTCTCTACGGACGCTCGGATCTGGTGCAACAACGTGCCCATAAATGGTGAAATTCATCCAATACATTGACGCACTTACATTATATGGTGCTGATACTTCCACAATTCGCCAATACAAGCCCGGACGCTGGTCTGACGGGTCCCATGTATCTGGGTCAGTTTGCAATATCGGTGTTTTGATTATTTTCCCTTCCTTTGTCTCAACCTTCACCCAGCGGCTTTCACTCCAACCACGTAATGCTGCTACTGGATCTGGGTCGTATGTCTCACCATTCAACCAACCCAATGAAAAGACCTGAAACTGCAAGCCACGTTCTAATGCTTGTAGCTCCTCATCCCAGAAATCCTCACCTATAGTAGCAAGGTAACGTAATAAGTACTTCTTATCATTAACCGTGATTATTTGTTTGTCCAGCGCACTAATCACATCCGCCGCCAACTGATCTACATCCGCAAATGTCTCAAAGTTTTCAAATATCCACACTTCAACGGTAGTCGTATACCCAGCCCAATCGTTTGGTACTTCCCGTGAACCTTCCTTAACTACAAGATAAGGCTTTTCTATTTGCAATGAAGGAACATATGGTTCGTATACCCTTTCACCAACTAATGCAACTTTTTCTACAAGTAACTTCCTTATTTCGTCTCTCACATGCTCCACAGCTCCCTTATACGCTCGCATATATCTGGATAGAACTTGTCTAACGTCGGCTTAAGTATCGCATACGGCTTAACCTCTTTTACCTTACCGCCTTTAGTTTTTACCTTATGCCCACGCTCAAGGTAAACGCCATAACTTACGCCATGCCCAAGTATGAGTTTTATTTCGGTTTCGCTCTTCTCTATTCTGGAATGTAACCCTGCCACAGCCAAACCTGTTCGTGTAGTCCACGGCTTGTTTGCTTTCATGTACCCTTCTGTCATCGGACGGTATACATTGTCCATTAACGCATAAATCTGCTGAAACTTATATTTACTTTTACCACTGAAACCTTGGGCAACTTTTATCATTCATCCATCCCCTGTAACTGCACTTGGTATCCTACCACTTCACCCTGTACGCTTAACGGGATAACGTTAACTACTTTTAACTTCCCCAGCATAGGTACATCTACCACATCCACAACATTTGCACCAGCCTTTACATCTGCGGAAGCATCACAAAGCATTGACCATGTTACACTTCGCAATGCCCTCCCTCCTTCATCAATCAATTTTACTGGAATATTCCTATCATTCAAGAATATACGCACTCTATATGTTCCTACTTCCGTGGTAGTCTCGGTGTAATGTCCTTCACTCAATACTCGCTGTGTACGGTAAATGGTAACATCTACAGGGTTTTGCTCAATTGCCCATGCGATGTCTCTAACCCGCTGTTCCTTCATACCACATCAGGAGGGTTAACCTGCACAATTCTTGCTCCCATATCACCCATCTGGGAATATAAGTCAGCCATCTTTAAGCACAACTCCAACATGTCTGTCAACGACCTATAAGTGTAACTTTCTGCACCAATAGAATAGCTTTGGATGTTCCCTAACTCTTCTTGTATCCTCGCCGCTTTTAATGTCCATACATAGGAAGCCGCCGCATAAATGTTATCTGACGCCTTAATAATGTCTTCTAATTCAGCATCAGTGAACCTTTCCTCTTCCTTCTCACCAGCAAGATTGCGTAACTGCTCAACTAACTCTGGAGTTGGTATCATCATTGGCGCGCACGGATCTCTACCTTTTGCACATTCTCATCTAATGCAGCAAACACGCCCCTGTAAGCATAAGCGATTATTTGAGCTTCAACTAACCTCGTCAAATCACCGCTGGTAGTTTCAATTGTAAGATCTTTCTTCACGAGTTCCTTAAACCCTTGCTTCGGCCTAATCAAATACGCTTCACCCTGCGGTACTCCTTCATACACATATGGCTTACCATTCATTGTTCCTTGCCAACCTTCATAGTAGATAATCGTATCAATGCCTGATAACGCTGGATAAGTCGTACCTTCAATGGTAAAACCTCCACGCAATGCAAGTTCAATATCAAACCTATCAGCTGGGTTTGCAAGTAACACTGTCGCTGGACGCTTTGCTAAAGTGGCATCTATGATTGCCTGCCTCAATGTCTTATAAATCCCTAACCACAATGGGTCGCCTGTTTCACCTTTCCATGTGGTAACATTCTTGGTATTGTAATTGTTGTAACTGAAAATCGGGTACAAGTGGATATGATTTAACAACGCATTGTAAGCCTGTCCAATCGCCTGATTGATAAGCTCAATCCTGAACATCTCATTGAAATCTATGAGTTCCTTGGTGTACTCAAATCCTGCAGTGTATTCCTGAATGGTAGCAATCGGCCCCTGCTCAACGGACAAACTCCCGAAATGAACCGCCTGCCCCTCTAAATGCTCAAGGAATACCACATTACCATACATCGCCCATGTTGCCTGCAATACCCTCGGGAAATTAGGGTCGCTCAAAGTCTGGTAAACTGGAGCATACAGTGTCTGAACCTGCTCCCTACCCAGCTGGACATCTAACGTAACCTTCCTCAACAAGTCCTGCTTATCTTCAAGCGATGCTGATGTCATCAACTCACCTATGGGTTGAGCCAGCTGATACGTTTCCATTTCACCGTTAATCAGCCGAACGTCTACAGGGGACTCTTTTTTATCAATCACCAAAGGTATGGTAGATGTATATGTTTCTTGCCTTTTTGCGGCTTTAAGACTTTCCTGATCAATTATAATCATCTATATCAGCCCCCTTTCTACGTTCCAGAGATTTGCACTACTGAATATGCCTGCGGTGCAAGTATAAATGTCAACACCTTATTGGTATCATCCCAACTTGTGCATCTGCCAGCTACTCTATTTGGAGTAGTACCTTGCTTTTCATCTGAAGTAAACGCTGCTCCATTCCAATACACTATTTGCCCAACTGTGAATGTTTTACCTGAAGCAACCTTGGTAGTCTGGTACTCTGCTTGCTCAATATTTAAAACCACTGTTCCCCCACCTACTACATTTGTCATCGCTACTCCAAGAAAGCCTTTAATTTCGTAAAACTCACCTGCAACCACATTACCCGTAGCCGTTACAACTACACTCTGTCCATCACTTACCTTTGCCTGCGGTATTTGATACTCTGTGCTTAGTACTGGCTGTCCATCAAACGCCATTTTCTCTGCCCCCTTTCTAAATTCTTACTCGCTTAACTACGAGTTTACTACTCTGCTCTTCACCCACTACTGGAGGGTTTACAGCATAAATCTTACTTAATGCTTCTTTCACATCTGGGTCGTTCAAGATATTATCAATCTCGCCTGCTATTTTCTCTTTGTCAGGCTCACCTTCATACTTAAGCAACTTCTTTACCAACACCTGCGCAACCTCGCCTGAACACTTCTCTTTAATCATCTGTTCCACCACCTCGCCACATTCTTTGCTTTTCTGCTCTTCTAATGCGGCTTACATCTTCTCTACACTTGCTACAAGTTCCTCACCTTCTACCCCGAGCAACTCTGTCAGCTCACCATAAACCTTTTGCACTTCGTCCATGCTATCACCTGCCTTTGTTTCTTCTTGTGTTTCTTCTTTTGTCTCTTCTCTTACACTATCCATTTCGCCAATAGCTACAACTTGTGTTTCCATCCCCGCCCTCCCTAACGGTGTCCAGTCAATTCTCAACGGCTGTTCATCTACAACCTCAATTTCGCCATTTGCTTTTTGCTTTAATTTCTGAACGCCAAAGATAGAAACTGTCCTTACAGCATTGCCTTTGATCCAACGCTTCAAATCTTCAGCTGACTTATCAATCACACCTCGCACATACAACTTGCCATTTTCAAACTTTGCACCTACCCAATGTGTAACTGGCTCTGGGAACTCGTGATCCACATCATCGGGTTTTTGATGACCCATAAATCCCGGAAGCCCTTGCTCATTTACTGTTCTTTCAATAGCTTTTAGTGCTTCTTCAGTATAAAACCAGCCTCTTTTAGACTTGCCAACGGGTACTGCTACGACTACCTCCATCGGATTAGGGTCATTCTCTTGCAAACTCTTTACATCAGCCCACGGTGCGACTGGGATATCCTCAACCGCCATCTCGCCAATAACATCCATTTGCAACGGTACTGCCATTTCGCCTGCATATTCCTTTATCGTATCGGGAAGCTCTAATCCCATTGTTCGGTAATGCTTCGCCAAATGCATTGCCGCTTCCTTCTTCTCGCTCGCAGTTAAATTCGGCTCTGCCCTTGCACCAGCTAATGCTCCAACTGCCGCTATTACACCCCTACGATTAACGACTAATGTCCCATCGCTTCTTATCTCATGGTGTGGCCCCCAGCAATCGGCNTCCCTTAAATTCTCATCAACAGGAGCTTTGACTACCGCATACATCTCTTTTATTGCACTTGCAAGCCCTGAAGCTCCTTCTTCCCGTGCTTTTTTGAATGTTTGCCAAATACTGCCTTTATCTACATCCCCCCAATCTCGTTCTGAAATCTCGTCATTATTAATGGTAAATTTTGTCGGCACTATTGCACCCCCTTTCTATTCTTGGGAAGGTATTGCCCTGTCTTCATGTCTCGGATAATCGGCTTCCCATACTTCGGGTTAATCTCTATTCGTGCTTTATCATACCTCTTCTCAACTTTTATTGGACGTTCACCCCCATTCATATGTTCCATTATACCACCTCAAAGTCACGCAAATACGCTCTTGCTTCCGCACCTAATACCTTAACCACATCGTCTACAATTGAAGTTCCAGTTTTCTCTTTATATTGTTTAACCAATTCTTTTATATATGCAACTTCCTGTTCGTTCAAATCACGAAAACCATCTTTATAAGTAGCATCTTCCAATATACTCTGCAACTTCTCTGCTGTTTCTTTATCAACTGCAAGCAAGCGCATCATTCGTGATATGTATCCTATTTTACGCATTATAGTTTCATCTTTCATTTTATCCTCCCTTTACCAGTTCGCAACTGTGGGTACACATTTATTTGCTCCACAAATATGTGTACTACATCCCCCAAAGCTTTCCCATCCTTTATGAACTTCTCTTTTTTAATGTCTAACACCCTATAATCGCCTGCACAAAGCACCTCATATTGCTCGGCATAGTGGCTGAACGCTGATACGTTTATCCCTTTTGCACCCTTCACATGCAATGCTACAAATCCACCTTTGTGTACACAATAAAGCTCGCCCCACTCCTTATATATTACATCTTTCTGCGAACAAGAACGAATACCTTGGGTAATCACATCCCCCACCTTCATTTTATCCAAATTCACATATACATACAGTTGCTCAACCCTTATAAGTTCATTAACATATGGTACAGCTTGTTCCATAAGGTCAAGTGCTGTTTTAATCTACCTTACAAGCCATTTCTCAACGAAATTTAATTTTTTAGGGTTTAACCATTCCACGTAATTACCAAGTGCAATCTCCGTGCTAATCTTTTGAATGATTGGAGTACCATCAATANATCGCAACAATGCATTAACAAAGAAAGTTTTTTCACTATCATAATCCGCTTTATAAATATCCTGAAGAATACCATTTGCATATGGAGTATGGTCAAGCAAAGCATTTCTTACCCCATCAGGCATTGGTAATGGCTCAAACTTTTTGAACTTTTCTTTCAAAGTTCGCACTTTAAGTGAAGCAGGGAATAGGATGCTTGACAATATTTCCGCTGGTGCTTTACGAGATGGCTTAGCAAATGTCCTTTGCCAATATTCCTGCAATTCGGGATCACTATCTGGATTGTCCCTGAACCTCTCTAACCTTTGCACAAATGCATTTGGGTCTTCCACTACCTCTGTAAAAAAGCACAAACAATTCGGATGCGCAGGCATTGGTGGAGCATCCTCTACTCGGTAAACACCCGGCCCCAACCCTTGGTCGGCATATGCTAACTCATCACAAATATCGTATTCTGGGTGTTCTGAACTTAATACCCACTTCACACCTCTACATGCAGGGTTATATGTTGCACTCTTTAATGTGGCATCACCATGAGCCGCTGATAACTCTGTCCTAACCAGACGCAACGACTCATAATTTAAGTCTTTCGGTAACCTCCTACCCATGCGTTTCATCATATTAGGGTAGTCCTTTACTAATGTCCCTGAACCTTCTTTAACATACTTTGTCAATGCTCTTGCTATATCCACAGGGTCCATGTTTTCTGCTATCCCTGCTGTTAATATCCTCCCTATCGCCTCTGTGGTATCGCCAGTTATATTCCAAATCCTATCGCTTAAATACAAACCACCCAGCCTGCGATTCCACATTGCCTTGATAACATCTTCTTGCACTGAACCAAACACATTTTGTATTTTCCCAGCTACTTCAGGGAACACCTTTAGGAGTAAATCCGCACTAACTTTCTCGTTATACTCAACCCCAATGCCTACTGCCTTCTCGATACCTTTGCTAATGATATCTTTCTGTTTGCCATTCAACGCCTTGGCGAAATCCTTCAGCCCTTCTCGGACATACTTCATCTGTGCTCCAACATCAAGTGGCATTTTTTCTATAGACATGCTCAAGTCTTCGACTAACCCTTCCAATTCTTTTGCTAATGCCTTTTCTGTGGCTAACTCGGTAGTAAGAAACTTTCGCCTATTTTCAAGTGCCCACCTATAATACGGCCCATTGAAACGCTTCAAATCCTCACGCCAGCTCATTACGTGCTTCTTCTATCGCCTTATTAATTTCCTCTAATTGTGCATTCAGCCCAGCATTTTCTTCAAGCCGCTGTCGTAATATCCAACTCCTTATTATCCTTTCACGCTCGCCCGGAAGCTCTTCATTATCTGAAACATAACCTTTCATGGTGTCTACATACTCGCTCAACAAATCGACAGCCGCATCCATACTCATGAAGCCACCCATCAATGCAGTATTAATTGCCTGCGTGAGCAAATTAAGTACCCTTGCATATTGCTCTTCGTCTCTCTCGATTACTTCATCCCATGCTAACGCTACTGAATAGTCCTTGAACCTCTTCCCTGTTACCTGCGAATGCATTGCCAATACCATACGTGCAAATTGCTGCCAACTTTCTGTTACCATCTCACGTTTACGAGCAACACGCCTAATTAACAACGGGTATTGCTCTTTCACGCTCGCATGCGAACTTGGAGTGTGCAACCCAAACGCAAACTCGGGCACTTCAGACACATCAACAATGCAGTAAAATAACAACTCGAACAATGACCCCGCATCACCTATCGCTGAACTAACCTCAATAAACGACGCATCCTCTTCATTGGTAAAGATTAAAAGCTCATGACCTGTTAAATCAATTCTCGCTGGTCGCCCCTGCTGAATACTTTCCCACGCTTCAGGGAAATTGTTTTTAAGGAAGCCGCTAACATCTTTTAGCTGTAACTTCATCCTCGGAGTTGAATGCATCTTTGAACCTTGCAAAGCATGTAACATCACATCGTGGTACGCCTTGAAATACGGCTCTACTGCTTCCAACTCGGAATTGCCGAATAACTGTGTCTCTTCCGCCTCATTCTTAAAATGTATTATCGGTATGAAGCCCCACAAATTAGGTTGCTCTCCTACCTTCAAATCTGGTGGTACGTCTCCTTCAGCTTGTGTTACAATACTATCTGCTGTTACGATTTGGGTATAGTTATACTGCCTTCTTCCCTGATCCCACATTACCTTTGCCGAAATCGTATATGCTACTGGCTCATGCGTAATGGGATCCAACTCAATGTCCGCAACTTGCTCTGGTGGTATTATTGTGAAATCCACTGAACCACCAACACGCTCTGGGTAAAGAACACTTCTCTTGTTATTCACATACAAATATAGAAAACAGTCGCCATCTCTCAATGTCAATTGGTGAACTCGCAAGATTCTACTTGTCCAATCCACGAGGTAATCATCTAACACTGCCTGTGCTTCCTCATCCGCACACCTAAACTTAGGAGCACCCATAAAGCCAGCTAATGTATTTATTATCGGCTTTGCAAACCCCGCTCCTAACTTATAAGCTTCGTTTGTATTGTGATATAATTCACGTGCTAACTGATAATTTACTCGTGAGGTATTTAATGAATATGGCGTGTTATAAGCATTGACAACCCATCCATATTGCCCATAATTAGGTTGCCTTAATTTTGATATCTCCCCTACTATCCACTTAAACGGGTTTATCATAAATCTTCACCCCCCGCAAGACGTCAATCCCTTTAGGACTACGTTTTTCTATATTTTCCACTATGTGTATTATACCATACCTCAGCGCATCCATTGCATGATCATACTCTTTTTCTGGTTCTTCTTTTATTTGATCATTTACTTTTTTCCAGTGGTAACTCTCAATCTCATCCAATGTATTACTCAGGCCTCGGAAGAAGAACAATCTCTTTTCTCGCAGTAAGCCTGTAACTGCCGCTATGCCCTCTTTAACAGCATTATTTGCAGCTATAGCATTAAAACCTTGCCTGCGCAGTTCTTCAATTAGCACTGGAGCTGAAGGATCAACCAGTATAGCATCTATTTGTTCACCTTTGGATAACCTTGCCAAATCAGAAGCAACATCCTGTGGTAGCTTCCGCCTCTCGTAATATTCCCTGTAAGCATATACATTGCCATCATCATCTATGGCCAGCCAAATCGCAGCCATCGGATTGTTGTAGCCAAAATCCATTCCAATGATCCTTCTCCAATCGCTTGGTATTTCAAATGGTTTTACTACGTGCACTCCAGCCTCAAAATCCTGATATACTAACCCTTCAGGCTTCACGAACTCTCCCAAGTAAAACATTCTGAACATCCAATCTGGCATAGTTCTACGTGCAACTTCTATCTGCTCCTTTGGATAGTAAGGATTTTCTGCTGTGCCGAATTGTATAACATCTATGGCTGGATCTCCTTCCTTCCACCGATCATAGATATCCGTCTTTAACCAATTAAGAAAATACGGTGTTGTTGTTATTAGAATTCTTCCTTTATGAAAGCCTACACGCCTTTGTGCAACATGCCATGCTTCACTGCGCATCTGGCCTGCTTCATCTAACCAAACAGCATTTACGTGCACACCTTCCATACTTAAAGGCCTGTCCGCTGAACGAAACAGAACTCTGCCTCCGCCTTTCAGGTAATAGACCTTTTCCATTGATTTGTACGTTCCACCATGCCAATCATTCAGTATTTCCAACGCCCTCGGTAAAAGGATATCTTTCAGCATCGGATATGTGGGAGCTACGGCCAAATAATCAGCCTTTACATCTTTCTTTATTTCCCTTGCCAACCAAATGGAACCGAACCATGTTTTACCTCCACCAGTACCAGCTATCATTGCCACATACTGTGCTTCACTATCAAAAGCCCTTACTTGGCCCGGGTGTAACTCATAGGTAAACTTAGGCATTAGTTCCCTCGGTTTGCTTGATGATCTCAATGATTATCGGCTCGTCGGTTTCGCCTTTTTCAATGCTTGTAGGTTCGCCTCGGCTCAATCTTTCTAACTTTGTTGCTATATCTAACCACGTGGCCAAATCTCTGGGAGACAAAGCATTCACATCTATCTCTTCCAACCGCACCTTAATCAGCTCTTGCATCCTAACTGCTAACTCGGCATGCCTTCGTGACATCTCTATTATGGCCTGTTCTTGTTCTTTGCGTTTCAACTCCTCCAAATACTGATCGTAAGCCTGCACACGTTCTACCCAGTTATACTTCGACGACCATTTTATCAAGGAGCTTCTATTTCTCTTGCCAGTAACAGCGAGAACCTTATCTATGCTNCGTTCTGAGCCAAGATCTCGGTATATACAAAATGCGGCATAGGCCTTAGTGGTTTCATTGCTCAATCTTTCCCATAACTCGCCCATTGAATTTCTATCTGCACCCCCTTCATACCTATATTGGTGCTTCTATCAGTATAACCTGCCCCCCATTAATGTTCTTACCTCATTTTCATTATACCCCATACGGTATAGCCGCTCTTCAACTAATAACTTTAAGGCACGGCTTAGCTTCGCATTTTCATGAACCTCTCTGTGGCATTCGCTGCACAGCATCAGGCACGTTTCTACGCTCTCGTGCTCTCTTCTTCTACCATACCCAGAAATAACATGGTGTAACTGCAACTCGCTTGTTAACTTACCGCATAACTCACAACGGCCATTTGCTCTCTTTCTTACTGCTGCGTAAACTTCTAAATTCATAGACTTAAATCCCTGGTTTTATTATACCAGTTTTTCACTGTTTTGCGTTTTGGTGATATTCGTGAGTAAATAGTCACGTATTGTTGTAAAACGTAAAATGACGCCTTTATGACGCCTTTATGACGCCTTTGACACGTTAGCCACATATACCCCACCCGCAGCTAGGGCAGGTTACGCAGCCGCTTTCGTGAATTACTGGCGAGCCGCATTCTGGACAATAAACATAATCGTGCGCACTCTGTCTCTTCATTATCTCTTGTTTCCTTTCTCTATTTATAATTTCCATACTATCAAACTTGTCATCGCTCATAATTCTATCTACCTCATCCTTTCTGTGAGATAACATGTCAAACTCTAAAACTTCTCGCACTTGGCCCCTTTGTGGCGCATATGGCCCCTTTGTGACCCCTTTATGATGCCATTGATCCCATTAAACATTTTTATCGCTCCACAGCCAGCCCTTGTATAGCTCTATCCAGTCACTAAATGCCATTATTACAAGCCAGTCCTCATGGTTCTTTCGCCAAAACACAGCCGGTAGCTCGTCCGCTGAAGCATCTTTAATGGCCTGTTCAATTGCCTTATACACGTTTAGCCTTTCTGCTCGCTTACATTCAATATGTATCCCGTCCAGGCCTACTACGTCATCTCCGCCTATGCCAGAGTACTGCTGGCCACGTCTGGCACTGAAGCCATACTCTTTTAATTTCTTAGCAAGCTCCAGTTCACCACGCTTACCCTTACGCTTGCTGTTCATGCTGCGTCTCCTTCTCTTCACGCTCAAAGCGAGCGTCTAAATCTGCAATAGAACAATTGGGTCTAAATGAATAACCATCATTTTTAATGTCGTCCACTGGTCTTCCTTCTTCTAGAAGTCTAAGTAACATAGCAGTGCTGTCTTTACCACCCGAAAAACTAACTACGTATTTCATGGTTCCACCTCCAAATGTGCACTTACTGAAGGATAACTAACTGAGCCAAACTTAAGGTGGATTTTAGCGCAGCCTATCGGATTAGGTCCTAAGCCTTTCTGTGCTACGAAGCCATCTTGCATCTGCCAGTCCCTCTTGTAACCAGGCGTACGTAAAAACCAACCTACATCGTTGTATATTTTACCCTTTACTGATAGCCGCTCTCTAACTATTGGCACTATATACGCAGTATGACTGTGACCGTTCCAAATTACGTCTGCGTCGGGCTCGTACACTGCCTGGCGGTTAGTCGCTATTACTCCCCTGGTTACCGGTGCTACTGATCCAGCTCCTGCATGTGAATAAAAGAGTTTTATGTTACCGCTTCTATTGTGCGACCGCAGCAAAAATCTGAACCAACCCTTCCAACCGCCAGTTACCGCTTTACTACCGGCTAGCCTTAAATGAAATACTAGCCTGTCTACTAGGTCGGTGTTAGAGTTACGCCTTACAGCCAGCTCGTGATTACCCTGTGTAACTGCAATTATGTTTTTCGCATATGGCTCCAGGAATTTAGCGCTGTCTTCCACTACTACATCAAAGTATTTTTCGCATCTATATTCAGGCCGCAGCTCATCTAGATTTCTGCGTGGGTCAAATTTACCCTGCATAGCATCAAACCAGTCTCCGCCTAAAATTATTAAAGCATCTTCACTTAAAGCCTTGTCTAGATGCCGTTTAAGCACTGTTCTATCTGAAGCTATGCTGTCAAAGTGTGCGTCGGAGATCAAGTACACTGCTTGCTCTAAGGTTTCTTCACTATTTAACTCTACTGTTATTACTCCGCCCTTGCATTCCGTGTTCAGCTCCATGCTATCCCTCTACTTCGCATGTTATGTCTTCTTCTATGTTGAAAATCAACCTCATTGCAGCTTGCTTCGTGTCGAATGGCCCGACTAAAATGCTGCCGTCTTTGTCTCGTTCTTCGTCTGGCACGTCAAATAACCCGTAGAGCCTTACAAACCATTTCTCGCCTTCGTCTGTAAAATGTTCCTCAATTCTTACCTGCCTAATGTAATCCGGGTTAATAAATACCGTGTCTGAAATGGCTAAAAACATATGGCCTACACCTCCCTAGGGTAGCCTTCTGTCAGGCCCGTCTAAGTACAGTATATTACAATTTCCAGCTAATCTGCTAGCAATAGCAGGCCCGAAGTTATCGTTGCCATAGTGTTCTGCTATTTCCGGCATGCTTAAATTGGTGCTAATGACTAATGGCCTGTTTAAAGTTATTCTGCGGTCGATAATATAGTAGAAGCGTTCAGCAACCCAGTCGCTTTTAATGTTCTCTTTGCCTAAGTCGTCCCATAGCAGCACGTCTACATCTACATACTTTCTAGTAATCTCAAACTCGTTGCCTCCTTCGTCATAAGCCCTACGTAAATCAGCTAAATAATCTACAGTACGGGAGAAGAAGCAGTGGTAACCTTCTCTGCAAAGCTTGTGTGTAAGAGCGTGCATCATGTATGACTTGCCTGTACCATTACCACGTGGATTACTCTTAGTTCTGTGTGATGTTAGTATAATGCCCCTGCCTAGTTTAGGGTCCCAATTTTGAAGTACCTTTATGGCCTCCCTGTTCCAGTCGTCTACTATGGCATCATCAAAAGTGTGCTTTAGCTCTTCGCCTTGTAGCCCGCTTTTACGTATTAAATCCCTGTACCGCACAAACTGAAAGCAGTCTTTAGTTATAAACTTAATCCTGTGTGGCACGGGATCTAATTCGTCTATCGTTATATACCCTTTACTGGAGCAGTCCCAGTAGCAAGCTGTTTCGTTTACTGGACACATAGTAGGACTGTTTACCGGCACCTCTTTTACCGGTGCATTTTTTAAGGCCTCCATCTTAGCTTCAAACTCACGCCTGCGCATTTCTAGTTTTTGCTCCAGATCTTCAGTGTTCACCTTCTCTACCTCCTTTTAATATGTTTTCAAACTCACGCTTTGAACGCTGCTCCCAAGCAGCCCATCTATCAACCTCCTCTTCATACTCGTCCATCCAGCGGCCTTGTCTTAAAAAAGTAGCCGGATAAGGTATAAACTTGCCATCCTGTTCCTTCCACTCCTTGCTATTCATCGCCCGCCGCAGCCCCGCCATAATCTCCTCAAACAACTGTGCGTCAGGGCTAAGCTGCCTCCAGGCCTTCATACAGTCGACCTTTGCCTTCTTTTTCGGGTAGACCTGCCAGAACTCGTTAAATCTGTCAAGCTGAACCGAACTAAGGGTAACCATTTTAGGTTTAGGTACTTCAGGTTCTAAGTTCTGCTCCTCTCCTTGTTCGTGTTGCGTGCGCATATTCTTATATATACTCTCTGTAGTGATCTCTGTAGTGATCTCTGTATTTGTATCACCCTCACCGGTGGTAGGTATATCCCTGCAGGGTAATACCCCCCTCCCTGCAAGGATATACCCATCATCCTGTGCGGTAATAGGTACGACATTAAACCCGTTGTCCGTGCTAGGCCTTAACCCGTTGTTTGTGCCGGGCCTTAACTCGTTGTCCGTGCTGGCTGCTGCTATTTCATATGTCTTAAACGTTATACGCTCTATGTTTTCTACAATTGGCTCTATGTACATTACGTTTACTAATTTTAGGCCGTCCTTAACAGTAATAGTCCTAAATTCACAGCTTATAAGCCCCTGTTCGGACAGCCTCTTTACAGCCTCTCTAACTTGTTTTTTACTGAACCCGAACTCTTCTGCTAGCTGTCCGTAGCTTTTCTGTAGTTTGTCCTCTGCAAACTTTTTCCTAAGTCCGATAACCTGCCCAGTTGCCTCATCTCTAATAACTTCTGGCCTGTACCAATACACAATTTCAGACAAAATGGTAATCGCTATTAGGTCAGGCTTACCGTCTTTAGTCGTTATCTCCTTGTACCAGCTAAAGGGTATTACATTGCCCTGAAAATTTAACTTGAACATGCGGTTAAGTATTTCAGTGGTTTTATCCATGCTATGCGCCCTCCTCATATAGGTTAATGTTATTATAGTCTATAGTTAGCCATTTAGTCCTAGAGCCGTTAAAGCTTTTGGCTATTACGTAGCCATCAGCTATTAAGGAGTTAAGAGCCCTAAAAATGGTCGTCTGATCCCAGAATGGGAATGCTTCTAGCTGCATTACCCGCAGGCTCTTAAATACCCAACGTCTGCCTTCTTTTTCATAGGCTGACTCCTGCAGCCATTTATCTAGCTGCGTTAACACTATGCTTTCGTGTAGGCCTACATCACATGCCAGGCCTATGTCTATTACTAGCTTCTCCGCTGTTTCTGTTTTCATGTTTCATCAACCTCCTGCCGGTGGTATAATATACATAGAGTGCGCCCGCACTCCTCTCCTCCTCCGTGTGTGGGTAGGGAGCAGGCCTCAACCTGCTCCCTGTCTTTTTTCATGCTATCTTTTCGTGTCTTTTGTTCCATCGCCGCACGTACGCATTAACCCTGCTTTTATACATGAGCGAAAACTTCATTAGTGCGTCCACTATAGCCTCTATGTCCTCTTTCTCTTCAGGAGTAAAGTAGTTATTACTGTCTTCGTTGTCTACCATGGCTGATAGGCTCCTAGCTGTGCCCACCAGCCTAAAGGCCAAGCTCTTTAACTCTTGATTATATGATTCGCCTATTCTCATTCTACTCACTCCTTTACATTTCCAGATAAATGCCGTCATGGATATCTTCTTCAGATAAGCTGAACCTTACGTATACGTTTAATGATGGCTCATACTTTTTAGGATTAATGAAGGTTACATCTAAAGCTAGCTGTGGCACGCCATCTGCCCATATTACAGTCCACTTTACACTGCTTATCATCAGGCCATAAAACTCGTTTTGCCTAGCAAGTTCATACACTTGAGCGTATCTACCTATGGTTTCTCTGTTAAAGTACTTCAGATCTTTATCAAACCTTACAGTAAACCATTCTTTAGCTGGCCCGAACTTTACTAATTTGCCTTCCATGTCTAACGTTTTCATGCTTCTCGCCTCCTGTTATAATTATAACACACATTTTTAATCTGAAACACAAACAGGCCCCTTAACTCTTCTGAAGTATGCGCACTCCAGCTAAAAAAAGTGCTATACTTATTAGCCCTATTACGTAGCCCCTGCCAAGTACCGCGATTAACACCAGGCCTGTTAGTACGCCGAAAAAACCGGCAATTAGTGTTAGTACTCCTAACGTTTGCATCATGGCTCCTCCTTAATAATGCTAATCGTCCAGTCTAGCCACGGCACGGCTAGACAGTCACTTGCCATTTCTAAGTCGTCTAAGTCTTCATTAGGCACGAAGCTAAGCCTAGACCAGAATGGGCTATCCTCTGCGCTTACGCCTTCTCGCTGTGCTGCTTCTTCTGTCGGGTACCACCAGCCGTAAAGCTGCCACGAGTTATCCTCTAATAAATAGTCTGCGTAAAAATCTCCATCTTCGCCTAGGTCTACCTGGTGCCAGCCTTTCAATTGTTCTTCTTCTGTAAACTCTAACCAACGCATTACGCTCCCTCCTCTATATTTAGTTCTCTAAAGTACTTGACTACTTCTTCAGGGCCTAAACCCTGTGCTAGCAAGAGCTTATAAGCTAATACCTTAGGGTGTGCTGCATAGTACTCTGCTTTATCATCGGTATAGCCGTTAGCTTTGTAAAATGCGACTATTTCTAGATACTGCTTTTTATACCTTCTTAACTCTTCTAGTGTTTCTGCACTTAACTGTAACATGCCGCTCTCTCCTTTCATAAAGGGCGGGAGCTTACGCCCCCACCCTCCTCTCTAGTTCCCCTAGGTATGTCTGTGTTAGCACAGACCTAATCTCGTCTAGCGCTATCTCCGTGTAGTACCATACGTGCGATACGAACATCCATCCTAATAAGTTCTTTAATTCTCTTCTTGCTTCTTTAATGGTGTCGTCGTTTATGTAGTAGGAGTAAACTAGGTCATCAGACCCATCTGCTTCTGCTGGCGTGGCCAAATCTTTGCAGTACTCTTCCATGTCATCTATAGCCACGTGCTGCTGCTTCCCTTACCATGGCTACTATTACATCTGCATGCTGCTCTAGCTTTACTAGCTCTTCTTCGGCGTTATCGTGGTTAAAGTTCTCTACCATGTAAATGTGGTTATAAAATTTCGTCGTCTAGCTTAGCAGATATGGCGTTTAGGTATTCATTGACCTTGCTTTGTGCGTATAGCGTTACCTCTTCTGCTACCTGGCCGAAGTCTAACAGGTGTCTGCTTTCGTTTGCCTCTTTCACGTTAGCAATTGCAGCCTTTGTCATGGCTGCGTTCAGCCTTGCTGCCACTAGCAGCATTGTTGGATTGTCTACGTACTCCTGCCTTACGTCCTTCATGCTAACTACCTCCTCCTGCCGTGCTTCTGTTGTTCTTTTTTGTTTTCTTCTTCTCTTCTCATCTTCTGCTCCTCCTTCGTTTGTGTTATTAGTATTATAACCTATTTTTTACACTTATAACGTATTATAGGTTAAGTGAATGTTAAGCCAGTCAAAGTGTTTACAAAGTGAAAAAAACTAAAAGGAGAGCAGTAAAAAACCTGCTCTCCCTTGTTTGTGCGGTGCATCATTCTACACCTTAAAAAGGTATATCTTCTAAACTTACTTCGTCATCGCTAGCTATGTGGCTTTCTATGGCCTCTTCTACTTCTTCTATAATTTCGTCTGTGTGTTCCGCTGGCTGTTCACCTTTAACTATGGCCTCTACTTCGTTACAAATGGCCTCGTAGTCCGCTTTATTTATGTCTTTAGTATGTGCGTAGCCGTACTTAGAAATTACTTGCTTAAGTAGGTCCGCATTACCTTGAGCTATAGCGAACAGCCGCTTGGCTTGCTTATCCGTTATAGGGTTAGCCGGTTTATGTTCTACCACGGGCATTGCTTCTTCTAATACTTCGCTTCTGCTTTCAAACTGTGTCTCTAGCTGGTCTTCGTCTATGTTCATCTCCTCAGCTCCGTAAAGCCCCTGCAGCCCAGGTATCACTGTGCCTAAAGCTCTAGCTTCAGCTACCTTAGCTATCATCGTGGCTGGCTTATTCCAAGTCCTCTGCGGCTTACCGTCTTTACCATACCTCATGTACTCTTTAAGCGTTACAGTAGCCGTATAAGGCTGTGTCCAATCTTTACGCCATACTTTGCACCAACCGCCTACTAATTCTTCGTCGTCGAGTACTAGTGAGCCTTCACGGTAAATTAGCTGGTCGCCTTTTCGTACTATAACGCCTGGCTGCCAGCCTGCACATACAGGGCTAGCAGCAGCTCGCTTTCTAAACGTATTTACGCTTAGTATGGGCGTAGCAGGGCTGCCACTGTACTTTACAAAGTACACTTCACCGGTGAAAGGGTTTAGCCTCTGATATTTGCAGGTTTGCATAAACATCATTATTTCTTCGTTCGTTACCGCTTCTGCATCTCCTGAAACTAAATACTTCTTTACCACTTCGGGCGTTAATACTATTTCCTGCCCGTCGTCCGTTTGGTACTTAACCACGTAGTCACTCATACTTAGCTCCTCCTCCCGTTTACTTCTTTTACTTCTAGTACCTTAGAGCTTGTAACTTTTATTACGTTCTGTAATACTTCGGCTGGTAGCAAATCCCTTACAGCTTTAGTGTCTATGCGTTCGTTTAATCGCTCTTTTACGCACACTTCATACCTGCCAGCTATTACGGGTTTATTACCCACACTGCCTATAATGATGTCCTTTAGTTCGTCCCTGCGCTTAGATAAGCCATTAATTTCGTTGCTTAAATCCACGTATTCTGCTACTACTTCTTCTAAATTGTCCTGTTTAGGCAACTGTTTAGGCCGCGTGGCCTGTTCGTAATAGTCAGGGTAGCAGAGATGCACGTAAGGACAATATGGAAGCCTACAATTCCAATTATCATAAGGGTTATACGGCGGCAGTAGCTCTTCATTAGTTTCTATCTTGTCTAGTAGTTCATTTAGCCTCTTTAACTCACTGGCAACGTAATCTTCGTCGTATGTTATTTCTTCAATGTGGTGGTCCCAATACCTAGTTTTAGGTGTCTCCTTATTACGTGCTATTAGGTAACCTGTTTCTAAACCTAGTGCATGAAGGTAAAGCTGCACCTGAAGATAGTATTGCGGGTGGGCCTGTTTAACGCCATTTTTTCTGAGCTCCTCAAATCCCCTACGTGCTAATGCCTTTGCCTCAACTAATATCCTGCGCCCTTCGTGGTTTGTGGCAAGGCCGTCAATATGTCCTCTTAGCAGCTCCTTGTCGTTGTAGAAAATAATTACTTCTTTCTGCTCGTCGTGGATTACGTACGGTGCGCCAGGTAAATGTTCTGCCGCCCATTTAAGTATAGAAGCTTCGTGGATATTACCCTCCTCAAAGGCTCTTTCAGTGCCCTCCCATGGTGGTAATCCTACTATGCCCCACGCTTCGTACTGTACCCTCTTCGGGCATGCCCCTGCACTACTTACCCTAATCCTGCTCATCTTCGTCCTCCTCAATGCACAAAATATCCATTGGATCAATATTTAAGATTTTGCACACTTCGTTAAGGCGGCCGATAGTAAAGTCTACTTTACCATTTTCTAGATTATTGTAGCTACTACTCTTAAACCCCAGCAGCGTAGACATCTCACGCCTCGTAATGCCTTTGTAAGCCCGATAAGCCCTAAGCTTGTTTAAGTCTACATACACCTTGCCCATAGTTTTATACCCTCCTAAATCGTGTATGGTGCTGTTATTCATAGTTATATTATAACACATGCAAACAGATAATAAAAAAGCCCGTGGGTAGGAGAGAGCGAGCACCCCACGGGCTGGCTACTAAAATATAAATAATGTGTAGCCTACTGCTTAAAGTCCTCCCAGGCTTCGCCTAGTTCTGCTTTCAGTTCTTTTAGCGCAGCTTCGATTAAAGCTTTTACTTCTTCCGGCGTTAAATCTAAACCCATATAATCTGATATGTCGCTTAGCCACTCGGCGGCTTTTTCGTATTTCTCAGGTCCACCTAAATCCTTATATGCCTGCTGCACAAACATCACCGCTATGCGAGCTAATTCTTTCTTGGTCTCTAACTCGTAAATAATCTTCTGTATCTTTTCAGCACCAAGCTTCTTCTGTATCCATGCCACCAGGTACGCTACCAAGATTGGTACTAAAATAGCGATAATGTCGTATAGCAGCCTTAAAATTACGTCGTGCATCTTACTGACCTCCTTTCAGTTTTTCGTATAGCTTTGCTAACATTGTAGCTACTTCTGCCTTCGTAGCTGCTTTGTCTGGATTAAAGTTACCATTTGCATCTCCCTGCACAATGCCTAGGTCGTATAGCTCTTTAATGTACTTATAGGCCCAGTGCGTTGTTGGTACGTCTTTCATATTCTGCCCCTCCTTTACTAGAGCCATGCCTAAAAAACTAAGCACGCCATTAGCTATGCCTATTGCACACTTCCTCTGAAATGCCTTGTTCTTCAGTAATACCTCCTCTTCAGGGTTACTGATAAATGCCACTTCTACAAGCACTGCAGGCATTTTCGTATATCGTGTTACGTAGTAATTACCCTGCTTCACTCCTCTATCCCTTAGCCCGATCTGTTTAACTAGCTCCGTCTGAATAAACTGCGCTAAAGTCCTGCTCTTAGCATCTTTAGGGTAGTACCACGTTTCTGTCCCGTGCGCAGTCTTATCGTCAGATGCGTTGCAGTGGATTGAGATAAAAATATCAGCCTTAGCATTATTCGCCACGTCGCATCGGGCTTGGAGTTCGTTAGGCTGTCTTGCAGTTCTTACGTCTTTATCCGTTTCCCTGGTCATTACTACTTCTAAACCTGCAGCCTTAAGAATGTCCCTAAGCTGTAGCGATATCTGAAGCGTGATATCCTTTTCTTTTGTCCCGAAATACCCTACTGCCCCAGGCTGGCTTCCACCATGCCCAGGGTCAATGCATACTTTCATCGTCGCTCCCTCCCTTCCTAGTTTCCTCCTTCTTAATACCGGCTAGAGCCCACAGCTCTCCAGTGGNAAATGCGAACCAGCTAGCTATAAGTGCTGCAGGTTCTGAGCCAGTATGCCAATAAATAAGCAGTACTGCTATTACAAATAAGGTGTTAAGCAGTATCACCCATCGCACTACTTTCTTAGAAAAACGCTCCTCAGACATCTTTCTCATCTCTCGTCCTTGCAAGTAGCTCGTCTATCTTTGTTTCTTGCCGTGCCATCTGTACTTCTATCTGATGCAGCACGGTCATTAGTTCCTTTAATGCTTTAGTATTATTTTCTATTACAGCTGCTAGTTCTTTGCTGTTATCAGATTTAGGCGCACCGATAATCTTCACAAACACGTAACCAAGTATGGCTAGTGCAAAAAATGCAATACCGTATTGAGCGATTTCAGGACCCGGCATCTACATCACCCGGTTCAATCGGACTGAAAACCATCCCTTCTGAAGATAGGACATAATCAGGAAAACTTAGGTTAAGCATGAATTCTTCTCCTACTTCTTCGTCTACTGGCGTAATTTTGTTGGCAGAACTCGTTTTCACTTACAACATTATGCACAGCAATACACCGCTTGCTTTCCAAATCGAACTCAAGAAAATACGGCATACTTTCACCTCCCCACTAAACCGCAGTGTATACATCGCAAATAAGCCTCTCTGTATCGCTGCTAGTTGTCGTCTTTATAAGTCTTATCCCCCTCATAGATACTCCTTCGCTGACTGTGAATGGACTATTGCTACTACCAACAGAGTAAGAACCAATTATGTAGTATACGTCGGCGCCGTAGTAAATCTCGTAAGGACCACCAACGCCATTGTCTTCGATCCGGATGGGAATATAAATTGTACTGGTACTAAGCCCGCTATCGAAGATACCAGCACTGCNGCCGGGGCCAACTGCAATCGTAGATTTACTAAATTTGGAGCCAACCGCAGCCTCTAATGTGGCTACTACTTGCGATCTATAATTCTGTATTGCGCTCTTTACGGCTACTGCCGCTGTTTCGGACTTGCATATAGCACTTAG